ACTGATACTGTATCCCAGATTGGATTATCGCTAGAACCTCTAGATTTTAAGTATTGACCAGAATCACCATTAGAACCATTTACACTTACTGTGCCGCCTAAAGTTACTGCGCCACCTGCTGATAGTGTTCCAGATGCACTTAGTGTAGTAAAAGCTCCAGTACTTGGAGTGGCATTACCTACTGCACCATTATGATTTCCTGTAGTATTACCCGTTACATTACCAGTTAATGAAGACCCTGATGCTCCAGTAACAATACCTGTGATGTTACCAATTACGTTGCCAGTTAATGAAGACCCTGATGCTCCAGTAACAATACCTGTGATGTTACCAATTACGTTGCCAGTTACATTACCAGCAAATGTTGCAGTAATAGTATTAGCTGCAAAGTTACCAGAAGCATCTCGCGCTACTACGCTGGCGCCAGTAGCACCTGATACCGCATTTAGACCATCTAATAGGTCTGCGTCTAGTCCTGAACCTGTACCGTCTACAGTCTTAATCTTTGTTAAAACATCAGCTGCAGTATAATCACTAGATAATAATCTAGTGCCTATGTCAGTATTAAGATTACTAAAATTAGTATCTATTTCTGCATTAGTTAGAGGAGAATTTTTAACTCCCGTTGCGCCTGTTGCACCTAGTCTAAGTAATATTGTCGCCATTGTTCATCCGTTCTATAATTGATTCTAATTTGTTTATTCTTTCAGCTAAATAATCTATCTTATGTTCTCTATCTTTAATACTTTGCCTAATAGCTCTATACTTATTTAACTTAGTCGTATCTACTTCTAATATAGCATTAGTTGTAGTATCTCTAACTAAAGATTCATTTTCTACTTTAATCTTCATATTAGCTATCCAGTGCTATAATTCTAAGATCGCGTAATCTGGGTGTAGCTGCTTGACTAGAAGATACCATGACTATCTTAATTTGGAATGCATTAAATCTAGTAGTAATAGGACCATCTTGCGGGACACCATAAGCATCAAACGCTCCAGACGGGAAGAACCTATATTCTTTAAAGTCAAATGCTGATGTTGATGCCGTCACAGCTTTTTCTTGAGTCATGACTACCCAACTTTCATCATCGATAGGAGTTTGTTTCTCTGTAGGCAGTGTCTTATAGTACACATAAACATTAGTTCCTGATGGCATATTAATATCTACGGTGACACACATGTTAGAAGCATCAAACCCGTCGGCTAAACTAATTGGTTTACTGATATACTTAGCAGTAGCGTTTCCACCAGATTTTGAACCAGCTTCATTAGTGATATCATTATTAATACTATTTAAAGCAGTAACTGCCGCCATGGCTGATACATCAATTGCTGGAGATATAGCAGTATTATCTGTAGTCAGTGTAGCTTGTAATCTTAAACTAGGAGCACCTGTACCGGTACTTGCAGCTGCAGCAATTTGTCTAAGTTCGTCATAATTAATATCTTGATTAATGTTAATAGGGATCCAATTTGTATCAAATGAACTTGATCCATACCACGCCTTTGCTGCCCAATTAATATTAGTACCTGTTGGCAATATATTAGAAGTCTTAACAAATAATGTTTGATAGCTAACTACTGAACCTGGATCAATGATATTAAACTCTGCAGTACCTGAAGATGCAAAAGATGCTCTTCTAATCAAGAACTTCAAGTCTTGGTTTTGGTTTGCTTCCCATGTAGATGCATTTTGAGATTTAAACAATGAACCAATGTATGGTTGTTTGTTAACTTTTTGCGTACCATTTAATTCAGTTTGTCCAACTTCACAAATGAATACTTGATAGTCTTGCGAGTTTGCTGTTAATACCAAAGCATACTCTCCAGGACTTAAGTGAATTGGATTTGTAAAATTAAATGTAGTAGCTGTAGTACCATTAGTTGAAATACTTATTTCTTCTGGATGTAATATAGATTCTGCAAATGGTATTGATCTTGTAGATTCTGGATAACCATTCACGGTACGTCTAATCTCTAAAGTAACTGGTACATTAGAAGATTTGGTTCTAAACCAGATATCTACCGATGATACGTACATGCCTTGTGGATATGCAATTTCATCAACTAAGAATGATTCTGCTAATGGGTCGTGCCAATATCTACTACCAGTTTGTACTGTTACGCGCTGATTTTGTACAGCACGTGTAGTTAATAATGTTTCTTGTTTAGTTTGTAACATACCGATTGCAGTATATTTAGCTTCGCCGATAGACTCTTGAGCTTCAGTATCATTAGTTGAATTATCAATCAATCTAAGTGTTCGTTCACCCGTCTTAAATGTATTAGCTGGTAATTGGAATTCAAAGCCAATATTACCGTACTCATCAGGTATTAATGAATTACCTAAAGTATAGGTAGTCTTAGCAGTGATAACTGCATAGCCTTTAACACTACTATCTGGATTTAATGACACAACGTATTGTCCAACTGATATAGTACCTGTCTCATCAAACACCGTTAGATATCTCTTAGTACTATCTGCAGTTAATGGTTGAGTATAGATAGCGGTCTTAGCTGTACCAGTTTCTGTACCTATAGAGCTTGTAGATCTAATTGATAGTGATTCGTATATACCTTGTGTAGGATCAAATAAAGTTCCAGTGTGATTTTGTACTTCTATCAGAGTCAATGGACGACAATAGGCAGTAACACCGGTATTCTCAACAAATGGGTATAATCTTGCATTAGGTTTAAATGTTTTAGCTGTACCTCTGATAGTATTAGCTCTAATAAATGGGATGTATTGAACATCAACTACATTAGTTCCTAATGAAGAAGTATTTTGGCTAATAATGTTTGATTGAATAGTAGTAGTTGAACTAGTAATAGATACTCTGTTACCGCTACCACTAATATTTTGAATTACCGCATCAGCAGCATCTGGTACTTGAACATCAACTATCTTATTAACAGCTGGTAAATATTGTGTATCTACCCACTGATCAAATGCTGGTTCAAGCACAATAGAACCATTGAATCTAATTACATTAAATGGATTGATATTAATATAAGTTGTAGCAACTAGTTGACTGATAGCTGTTGACTCAGTATATTCTAATGTTACCAAGTCTCCACCCTTTTCAGTAGTTGTTAAAGTATCAGTTTCAAATTCATTAAATGTCACAGTAAATGGTGCTCGTAGTTCTTGATTAACTGGATCGATAGCTGCATTGAAGTCTACGTTAGCTGCTTGAGCTAATGAGTTTTCATTATAATTAGTTGCGCCTGCTGACCATGTACTTGATCCATTAAACCACGAATTCCACCATCCCCATCGTCTTTCAGACCATGCTGCAGCAGAGTTATAGAATATGTCTTGTGACGTAAATGGATCTACAGCAAAACCATTTTTAAACTTCTCTTGATTAGTAGAATCTGGGATTGAAGTATCTTTAGCCTGTTTTTCTAATAAAGAAAGCTGTGTGTAATACTCGAGATTGGTAATACGTTTTTCTAAACGACCGATGTCTCTCATCGTATAGCGTTTATTGTCGATGTATTTGATTTGAACATCTTCAACATATGCTGTGTATGGAGGTATAGCTAAGATATACAGTGTCATACCATTTGTCTCATCTGCTGGAACTAATGGGTATACTGCAGGAACTCCCTCTTTAACAACAAATTGTTTATCTGATGTAGCTATAATCTTATCAAATCTACCTAAGTAATAATCATATGTTGCTTCCATAGTTGCGATAGGATCAGGGATTTGACCATTTGATAGTGTAGTCGCACCATTATCGCGTCTAGGTCTAAAGTCTATAGCATCTCTTAATTCTGTTACTATACCAGTGGATGGATCTGTAAATACTGGAATATCTTCATAATCAATAGAATAAGAATCTCTTGATAAGAATCCAGATCCAGTATGAGAGAAGCTTCTGTATACTACTAATAGATAATGTGAAGAAGTTGGAGCAGTTCCAGTAAGTACGATATTACCATGATCATAAAACTCTGCACGTTGACCATCGTCGATACTATAGTTTGCAGTGACGTCTGTACGAGATACAGCTCCCCATGTAAGAACGCCAGTAGTTGAATTGATTGTAACTGCAGTTGGATTAGTTGTACCAGTATTATATATTGCAGCAACATCATAGATATCTGATATACCTAATGAATCTTTTCCGCCTGCTGTTACATTTAAACCACCACCAGAACCAGTGCCTAATATCTTAATAGAATAACCAGATAATGTCTTAGTTCTAGTAGAAGAAGATTGCGCACTTAAATCAATACTTGCAATAAGTGTTGCTGTACCCGCAAATGAAGCATCTTTTAAATCAACAGTAATTTGATGATTTACATTAGCTGTACCACTGATAGTTATTGACCTTGTTCCAGATGTCATATCTAAGATAGAACCTGCAGCCATTCCTGTGCCACCCGCTGCTGTTACAGTATTGAATACTATATGATAATGAGTATTCTTGTCATCAGCACTAACAGTAGATGCGCCTACCCATTGTTCATTGGAGCTTAATGTGGAAAAAGCAATTCCAGCCGTGAATGTTAATTCTAATGTTTTTTGAATCCTGTATTCTACAGAACTTATAGAATCGATATATTGATTAGAAAGTGGGAATACTAAACCTGGAACGTCTTGACCTGATAAGAATACATCTCCGCTTCCAGATCCACCAATTTTATTTAATACATCTATATTTGCCCCAGCTGTGACATATGAACCTGAGCCTGAAGTATATACAATAGACTCTATGTCTTTAAAGCTACCACTCATTGAGATATTAAAAAGGTACATTCTGTATACATCATCTATCTTAGCTTCAGTACCAGAGTTCCATCTCATGAACCTAACTTTTGCTGTACCAATTCTTGTACTTGAGTTTGTAACTGAACCTCTAACTACGTTATGCAATTCTACACTAGTATATGGGTTTGATGCCGCGTTTGTTGTGAATACACCAAATACGCTAGTAACATGTAAGTAATTACCATAGTTAAGGCTGACGTTAACACCTGTAGCGGTAGCAGTATCTCGAGCTCTATCTAATGTTAAGAACTCTTGATTGATAGTTTCATACTCATACCCTTTAACATAACCCTTACCTGGATCTAATGCGACAGTAAACTTAGTTGGATCTGGGCCAGTAGCTCCTGAAACTTGATGATCTAATATTTGTATAGGCCATTTTTTAACTGTATAATCGCCTGATTCATCAAATGTGCGACGAGCAAGTTCTTTACCAATCTCTGAATAGATAGTCTTATCTCTATTAAGTACAAGATCTCCGTCTACGACTCTAGCAATCTCAACGAAATTATCTAATTCAGTACCTAAATCATTTGCTCTTAATGTTAATGTAACACCATATCTATTAGCACCAGGCGCTGCATAGTTTGAAGTGCCTTGTGCACCATCTAATAATGTGACATCAGCATCTGAATCTACTTCACTCTCTGTTACTAAGAAACCTATATTCTTTGATGATGTATTTGTGTACTTATCTACTGCGATTTTTTGTGCTTCAACGTATACAAATTTTCCATCAACAAAATATATACCGCTATCAACTGAAAATATAATTGCGTCATTGAATGGATCAGTAGTTTGTATTTTAGCAGAATAGGCTATAACAGAATTAGTAGTAATAGTTTCTGAGGCAGTAAATGCTGAACCAGATGTAACTTTAACCAATAGAGTAATCGCATCTGTAGTTGTAGCTGCTACAGCTAATTTAACAACTGCTTTTGTTCCCGATGTTGCACCAGTAATAATTGTATCTATAAATTTGGTATAATCTACACTAGCTCCAGAAAATGATGAGTCTAACTTAATAGAAAGGATATCATTCTCAAATGATCGACCCCCATCTAGTATTACAGATCCATTAACAAATACGTGCTTACCAAACTTATTAATTTGGTCTTGAAGTTGTGTTTGGAGCTGAGTTAATTCTCTAGCTTGGACGGCATATCCTGGTCTAAAAAGGATTCGATGATAGTTTTTGGTCTCATCAAAGTCGTCATAGTATGGATTGATATTAAAATTAAGTGACATATCTGGTTACTCTTTCAATGTTTTATATATTTATAAGGCTAAAGTTGTTCTTATGGTAATAATTTGATCATCTGATGGAGCATATGGTTCTCTAACACTAAAGAATACAAAGTCTCCGGAGAATTGATCAATAGTTCTTTCTGAAACGCTTTCTACGGTGATAGTTGATACTGGCAGTTCTGGGCTAGAAATAAGGCCGCCATTTGTAGGATCAGTTACAATAATATCACCTACGTTAATGCTAAAGTTATTGAATACTGATAATAAGATCTGAGTATCATTAAAGTCAACTATACGATACTTTTTATAGTTTACTCCTGAAGTTTCTTTTTTAAGTAATAGCATATCTTGATATAGTTTTAATTTATCAAATTGGCCAGTAATTAATACGCATCCAGAACCTATCTCATCAGTAAACCTTTGATTAGTACCATATTTTTTAAGGTTTCTAATGAGACCAGCTTTACGATAATCGTTGGTGATTTCTATACCTTGGTTCAAGTCTCTAGAAATTGCAGTATAAAACTGTAGTGATCTTGCAAATAGTTCCTCAACTGCATTAAATCCATGTCCGCCCAGTGGTGACATGATAGCTCTTACTAGTGAGCCTGTGCCAACACCGCCAGTGACAACTACGTCTGTCCACGTATATCCAGAACCAGGATTCACAATGTTGACCGCTGTTACTTTACCACCTGTAACTGTAGCTGTAGCTGTTGCACCTTGGCCATCTCCTAAAATTTCTACTGTAGCGGCACCATATCCAGTACCTCCGTCTTCAACTACAACAGCTTCTATAGATCCAGGTACTGCTAACAGCTCTACGTTTGATTGTAAAGTATTAACGTTACCAATATCAAAGTCTACTGATAATGCAGCACCAGATCCAGATCCAGAGCTATCAGTTATAGTGATGTCGGCTGTGGTGTAACCTATACCAGGATTTGTTATAGTATAACCAACTACTTCTCCACCGGTACCTAAGTATACAGTACCTAATGCGGCACCATTTGTAAGTGTTAATGTATGTGCAGCACCCACACCGTCTGTTAAATTGATAGCTGTACCGGCTGACGCATTAGCTGATGTGGTAGCAAGCTTGAATGTATTTGCATCTGTACGAATAATATAGTAAACTCTTTGAGCTGTACCTGTACCTGCACCAGCTGCAGCGGCTGTGAATATATCGCCTACAGCATAAGTCAATCCACTAGTACCAGCAGCGGTATTCCATTCTGCTTGCGTAGTACCAGTTAAAGTCCGAATGATATATCTTCCGGCAGTCACAAATGAACCTGCTGTAGTAGCACCAGAAGTTAAACCAGTGATAGATGTTCCGCCACCATTACTATAAGTTACAGAGTCACCTGTAACAAATTTATGAGTATTATATGCAATAGTTTCTGCAGTATCATCGACCGCAGTAGCACCATTAAATGTAATCTTTGGAGCTGTTATCGTACATGTAGGTGTTGTAAGGTATCCATTACCAGGATCATTTATAGTAACGTATGATACTGCACCAGAAGCAATTGTTACTGTACCAGTTGCGGTAACACCTCCCAGAGTTGCTGGATCTGTAAATGTTATTGTAGGAACTTCACTATATTTAGTTCCAGCTGATGTCACATCTACTCTAAATACAGCATCAGTTCCTGGACTAATTTCTAATGTTATCTCAGCTTCTGTTTTTGTTGTATCTGCTGTTAGATTTGCATCTCTACCTAAATATGTTAATACTGCAGTTCCATTTGATACAGCACCAGAAGTATGTGTAGGAGCAGTAGTTCCAGTAGTACCACCAGTAGTCACTGTGTAGTATCTTAATCCAGATTTTATGATGTCTGAAGTACTAAACGCGCTATTTATAGAATAATCAGCATCTTTAATTATCGCTGCAGATGTAGTCACTAATGGAGTACTAGTATATCCGTAACCTGCAGTGTCTAACGTTACAGTAGATATTGCTGTACCAGTTAATACACAAGAAGCTTCAGCTCTTGTGCCTACATATTTTAATTGTGCGCTTCCATTAGTCACAGTACCCGTAGTATGTGTTGGACCAGAAGTGCCTAATAATGTACCAGAAAGAATATAATAATAATTAGTATGTTGAGTAGCTGAGTTAAAATGTTTGATATAAGATCCAACTATAATACTCGCACTAGATACCCAAGCATTAGCAAAATATGGTTCATCTATAGTAATAGTAGGAGTCGTAGAATATGAATCACCTGCATCAGTTATAGTTATAGAATTAATGATATAAGGATTTTCTTCTTTATAACCTGTTGAGCTACTGATAGTAGCTGTAGTAGTTGCTGCATTATAACCTATACCTCCAGCATCAATATTGATGGATGTAATAGATCCGCCAGAATAATATGGAGCTTTAAGAGCTGTAGTCACTGGCATATAAGCCGTAGATAAGAATTTATTTCTTAATGATATAGGAAGAGAATACATAAACTTCCATCTATATCCATCAGCTGTAGTAAAGATCTGATGTGTAGTACCTGTCGGCATAACTGTAGATACTGCAGCGCTATTATTCCATATACACTTATACACATTATATTGAGATGTTAATACATAGAAGTTAGCGTCTTCTAGTTTAGTAGCACCAGATGGTGCTGGACCATAACCTATACCAGTTGATGATTCAAGCGCATCATCATACATGTCATACACGGTGTCAGGTTCCCAATCTATTCGTCTTATAACATAGGATACATCGGCTGGTTTAATCTTTTTAGCAGTCAATATGTCGCGTCTAACATGTAACTCATACCTAAAATTATAAGATGGAGCTCCAGGAGTGTCACTAGTACCTGATGGGATGAATGGACTTAAGAAGTCTGTCCATAAGTTTTCTTTACCAAACCAATGATAGTACGTAGCAGTCTTAGAGACGATCTCTTGATATACTGAATCAATGATCGTCTTTTTAAATCTAGACGTGAATATTTCGTACGATGTTGCCATATTTTATTATCCTACAGTAATTACCCATGAAATAGCTAAAGTTTCAGATGATGACTTAGCGATTATAGGGAATGTTGTTCTGCATAACATAGTACCCTTTGAGAGTTTATGTCCAGCGCCTGATGTTCCTGTAATATTTATTGCAGTTCCAGCACTTGCATTAGCTGAAGATGTGGCAAGTTTAATTACATCATTTGTACTTTTAATGACGTAGTATTGCGCGCCATCAGTTAAGTTAGTTATCGCTGTGTTACCACCGTCAGTGTAAGTAACTAAGTCTCCAGTAACGAATCCATGAGCAACGTAAGTGATAGTATCACCGCCATCATCAACAGCAGTGTCTCCGTCAAATGATATAACAGAAGCACCAGAAGTATTAGTGATAGAAGCCTCAACTATATTACCTGTACCTGTACCAGCAGGGAATGTAGCAACAAATGTTGAATTTACACCAGAGGCTGTTGCTGAATCTACAGCTACACGTGCTAATTCATTAACTAATGTAGTTTGTGTTGTAGATGCAACTGAAGCATCGTCCCCGATAGCCATAAAACCCATGACTGCGGCAGAGCTTTCTACTATTCTAGATGCAATGAATTGTTTACCTGAAGTTACTACTAAGTTTTTTACCTCTGTCTCATATACAAGTTTATTAGAGTCATCAAATTTCTGGATGACTAGCTTACCTGTAAGTTTTACGCTTGAATGTAACATATACTACTCCTTAAAAATTCTCTGTTTTTGTTAGTGTATGATTAGCACCTACACCGTCTGTTAAATTAATTGTTAATGCGCCTAATGCATTTGATGCTGAAGTTGCTAATTTAATAGTATCATTATCTACTTTATATACATAATACGTATTTAGGTCAGATAATCCACCAACTACTGTTCCACCATTTGTTCTATATACTACAGCATCTTGAGTAGCAAATCCATGATTTACATACGTAATAGTTTCAAGGGCATCATCAACAGCGGTAGCAGCATTAAATATCATTGAAACTGCAGCAGATCCGGAATCATCTACAGTAACAGTTGTGCTTAATACGTTTCTTGCATCTCCAAAGAATCTATATGCTCTTGGAGGATTATAGAATTGATCAGCAATAGAGTAATCTAAGTCATAAGCATCCATCCTAATTACACCACCAGCATCAGCAGGATACACAAACATATCCCTAATAGATCTATTTATGTTAGTTACAGAAGCTCCAGAGGTTGATTCAATTAATTCAAATGTTGCTCCAACAGTAGGTGCAAATGTATTCTGAATCTGATAATTAGAGAATAAAGCTGTACCGGCAGGATGTATATACGATTTAATTAGAGATTTATATTTAGTTAAACTCTCATTGATGGTGACCACGTATGAATATTTTTGATAATATCTGCTATCCTGAATATAGATCTCGTCATCTAAGAACCCGTCATTATTAATAAATTGTCCTTGGTACTTTGCTACAGCTCCTATGGTAAACTTAATGATGGCAAAGTTAGTTACTTCATTTAATCCAGCATCTGTCTGTTGATACCATTGATTGAGTAGTACCCCAGCATATGTATTATCAGAATAATCTAAATCAGAATATATAGGTGATATTAGGTAACCATAATCTACATACTTATCGATTAATGTATCATTTGGGATAGAAAACTGTCTAGTACTATTTTTATCTATAGTTAAAGAAGAATCTGATATTGTATCAGTGTTGTTCTTAGTAGAATAGAAGTCAAGCGCATATCCTGCACCAAACTGGATAGTAGTTAACCCAGTGATACCACCACTGGCATCAACACTAGTAACTTTTAATTTTTGAGTGATAGTCTTACCATCAGAGATAGTAGTGGTCTCAAAGAATGTTCCAACTTTAAATCCTATACCTCGATTAAGTATCTCATACTTTACTGTAGTAGGTATAATAGTGCCTGTAACTCCACTATCATTAATAGTATAGCCGGTTTGGATGGTGCCATAGTAACTCTTATCAATAAAAAGCTGATAAATGGTTCCACTATAGAGTTCTACTCGAGTAACGAATACTTTGATAGCAAGGTTTGTGCCATTTAAATTGATCCTATTACCAACTAGATTAAAGGCATTACCTGTTGCGATGTCTACAAATATAGACATCTCTTGTTGCCATTTACCATCAGAAGCTTTTAATACTTGATCCCATGGATAAGTAATCTCAGCATCTTTATTATATAATATCTTAAATAAGAACTTATAAGATGCTTCTGTACCCTTTGCCGTGAATATTTGTTTAGCTTTTCTTAGGAAGAAAGCACGGTCGATGAATTCATAGTTGTCACCGAATACATCTAGCTCATTCTTAAAATATTGGATGAACTCATCTAACGTGCCGTCTAGGTCCCGTAGTTGTTCAAGGTTTCTTTGTTGGTTCCCACCTAGATATGTCTGTGATCCACTAGTAAAAGATTTAGTATTTAGATATTCATAGTAGGCTTCTATAAACTCAACAAAAAGGGGATAGTCAGACCTGATAAATTCAGGTATCTGCTTAGATACTACGTTCTTTAAATTAACCAACATTAATTTCTACTTGATGTGAAGATGTAGTTAGTTCCACCTCCAGGATCACCTACAGAAACTTTATCTAATACTACATTGACTGTAATATTATTATCTGGGATAGTGGCGAGTTGGTTTCTAATAGAAACAACATCATTTGATTGTGGCTTAATCATTAATTCTAGTATTGGACTATCTACTAAATCGATTCCAACGATTTCAAGTTCTGTTAGTCTAATGATACCATTAGGATAGTCCACTGAACCGAATGTTCTAAAATAAGTCTTGATACCTCCGTTATAATACCATAAACGCAATTGGCCGGTATTTGAATCAATAGGAAGATCTTCTATATACACGATATTATCATTACCAGCTATATAGAATCCGGTAGATAAGATGGATTGTTCTGGAACTCCAGATCCATAGATTGGATTTGCTAGATTAATTGTATAGTTAGCATTAGTATTATATTGTACATCTACTTCTCGATGTAGTTTTAAAGTAGTAATATTACTAACGATAGAGTCTTCAGTACTATCTATCAATGAACTAAGGTTTGAGTGCCTAAATACTCCAGTAAATGAATTAAGATTATTTGTATTATAATCTTTGATAGTTTGAACGACTAATGATTTAAGTGTATTCTCAGACTTAACAGTTAATCTAGGATTATAGTAAACCGATGATTCTATTTTTATATTAATATATTCTGGGTCTACTATCTCAGGAGTTATAGACACTACGTTCTTTTGTTTTAAGATAGAATCTTTAATATAATCTTTTTGATTTTGAGTTAATATATCTGTCGTAGTAGGCTTTATTGATAAGAATACTTTGCCATAAACTGGAGGATCATTGTCTTCACCACCCCATACATTAATTGTTTGCGCTTCTGGATAGAGTCTAAATACCATAGTCCTATAGTCTTCTACAGTCACAGCTCTATTTTGTGCTGAATATGCTCTAGGAGAATTGTATCTAATAGAATCGATCGTCTCGGCAACAGCTCCTCCTACCGCTGGAGTAACTGTAGAGATTACCACTGAACCTCCTAATAATGTTGAACCAGTGTATGCGAATACCCTAGCTCCATTACCAGCATCTTCATTAGTTACTAAGTACGTAAGGTTAACGACATTTCCGTTTGATAGAGCTTTACCTATAACGCCATTGCCAAATTCTAATTCATTAAATTGGCCTTCGATCTCTTTGATGAAGTATACCTTAGATTCTGAGTCTAAGTTTATGATTAATTCTTGATTGACCCATGTAGCAAAATTAGACGATGTAGAGTTATCCTGTATACGGACAGATAATGTAGACATATCTACGTTTTGATTTGGGATGATATATTGGGTTCCATCAGCTACAGTATACTTAAATGTTAATGGTGTGCCTTCTTTAATATTGACATTTGTGAATGTATACGTAGATCCTACTAGTGTAGCTACTATGCTTTCTGTAGTATAGAATGTATATTGTTCACCATCAATACTCGTACTAAAAGAACTATAAGCCGGCAATGTCAAAGTTGCTGGAGTAGAAGTCGTAGATGACACAACTATATTAACAGTAGCAGTGGCAGCAGAGGAAGAGTAAGGCACATACCCAATTTCTTTAGCTCTTGAAACGACGCTTGATCGTTTGCTGGCAGAATCCAAGAAGGATTCATTGACAGCTAAGTTTGTATATAGAGCGTTGTAATGGGTATTGTATGCAAGTAAGTCAATAAGGACCGAAAGGCCGGCACCCTCAAAGTCGTAATCAGCGAAAGCTGCTTGACCTTGTAAGAATGTTTTTAAGTTTGACTTAATTGTATCAAAATCTAACTCCGTAGTATTAATGATTTTATTAGCTGTTGACATTATCGAGTTCTCGTTAGTACTAAGTCCACCTGCAATGGCTTAGTAGTGTTTATGATAGTAAAGTATACTGATACGTACACTTCATTGTTATCTGGAGAGATGGTAACTAATACCTCATTAAGTCTAACTCTAGGTTCAAAGTTGACTATGGTGTCAATTATAGCTCTCTTGAGCATGACGTTTAACATTGGGGTGGCTGGCTCAAACAACAACCCTCTAATTTGTGAACCTATCTCTGAATGGAATGGCCTCTCATAGTTCTGTGTTAAGACAAGGTTTTTTACTGAGCCTTTGATAGCTTCCTCATCAAACTTACGTACGATATCCTTAGTTACAGGGTGAGCTGTAAAGTTAAGGTCTAGATCAGAGAATGTCCTGGTATTTCGCGCCATGTCTTATTTATATGCCTTTATCCAAAGAATACACTTGGAGAGCCTTGAGCTGAGGCTGATCCACATGAAATCATATCACCTATCCTAACAGCTGCTTTACCATTGATGAATACTGTTGAAGATCCTTCTGCGGCTACTCCATCATGACATGAGGGTCCACAACAATGAGTTACCCAATGGTCGCCTTCTCTATGAGCACCTATACCATTGATGAATACATTATCGGATGCTTCGTCATTAACTCTTGGAGGAAAGCATCCATGCCCTGTACAAACATCTCCTAATCTAGTAGCTGCTGGCATTATTCAATTGTAGGAATAATTGGATCTCCATTAGCGTCAGCTAATGTTTGAGTCCAAGTTCCATCTTCGTTTTGTACTAAAACCGTTATATCAAATAGATGAGATTCTTCTATGATCTCTAACCTACGAGTCTTGATTGCTTCGAATGAATCAAGCTCTTCTTGTAATCCTGTTTTTTGATTATGTACTGCCCATTTTCTTGCCATATTATCTCCTAACTAACTGCTCCATAAATTGTACCATTTGTCACATATGTTACTGAATATCCATTGAGTGCTATACCTTTACCACCTGCACCACCTGCATATGTGCCTGTTCTATTAGCTGCACCTGCTGCTCCCCAGCCACCACCTCCACCAGCGCCTGTAGTTCCAGTTCCAGATACAAGACTAGGAGCACCACCAACATTATTGGCAGAACCACCTGCACCACCGGCAATCCTCTCATCTCCAACTAGATCACCTGTGTATAAAAATCCACCGCCTCCACCACCAGCACCACCAGCTTTACCTGCAGCAGCTGAAGCACTAAAATCGGCAGTACCACCAAGACCCCCTGTGCCTGGTAAAATTCTACCTCCGCTAGCTCCAGCACCTACCATTCTATTAAAACGATTTCCTGGTCCTCCACCAGCTGCACCTGCTGATGAACCTTGATTACCAACAACTCCTGGATCTCCTCCAACAACTATTGCATAACTATTTACATTAGATCTAGATCGAGTAGGTCCTCCACCTGCTCCACCGCCGCCACCAGCATTTCCAGATCCGCCACCACCTCCACCGCCAGCAATATAACTATTATTTGTTAGTGCAATATTATAGTTTATACTAAGAGCTGGTCCTCCACTGCCACCAGCACCTGATGTAACCGAAGCTAGATTTAAAGGATAATCACCACCATACCCACCCATTCCCATGATATAACCATTATTAACTAAAGCTATGGTATCACCAGCCGAGAATCCTGATATAGTTAGTCCAGCAACTGATGTATCTGTAGAATAAACATACACTCCACTATTAACTGTTATGGTTAAGTCTGTCTTTCCAGCTATATATCCAGTTACAGCAGCTGGATTAATTGTAGTTTGTGTAGTATTACTAGAAAATACATAGCTCAATGCAACTGTATTAGCCTTACCATATCCATCTGCAGCTAACCTAATCCTACCAGAAGAAACTCCAGTCAAAGTCCTAACAGTAGATTGACCTAAAGTTATACGCGTAGTAGATGATAATCCTAATTCAGTATTAACATCACTTAGTTTAATTCTACCGCTAGATGGTAAAGCCATGATTAAGTAATAGTCTCAAATGCTATGACATCACCAACAACACTAAAGTTTCCTGCAGAATCTAACACAGCTTTGTTTACACCATTATGCACAAAGTATAAAGCTCCTGTTGCTCCACTAGCTCCAACTACTGACCAATATGCGTTTATGATACCAGCACCAGTAGCACCAGCTAGACCTGTAGAACCAGATGCTCCTTGAGTTCCTGTTGCACCACTAATACCTACAGTACCACTAGCTCCTTGAATTCCTGTTGCGCCTGATGCACCTTGAACACCTTGTGATCCTGTAGCTCCTACGCCAGAAGCTCCTTGAGTACCAGTAGCTCCTTGAGTACCAGTAGCTCCTATTTGGCCAGCTAATGAACTTCCTGATAATGTACTTAAATTAATTGCCATTGTTATGTAATTCCATAAGTTATGATGTAGAACCAGAATTGAATACTATCGCAGATACAGTACCTGAAGGACTTATACTTGCCTGTGCTGTACCACCATAATTAAATATTAAGTTACCTGAACCATCTTCAGATATTGTCCAGTTACTGGTAACAACACCTGCACCTGATGCTCCAGCAACTCCTGATGCACCTTGAGGACCTGTAGCGCCATCTCCTGTTGCACCTTGTAAACCTGTAACACCACTTGCACCTTGAGGACCTTGCGGACCAGATGCTCCACCAGTTGGGCCTTGAGCACCTGTGGCACCACTAGCTCCCATTGGCCCAAGTGTAGATACTACTTGCCATGTTGTACCATCATAGATTAAATAAACTAATACATTGGCAACGTCTAATATTAAATTTCCAGATTGTCCTTCAATCGTAGAACCATTTGGTAATATAGTTAAGTTGTTAAAATACCAATCACCTCCATCTTGGAATACTACAGTATGACCTAATGATGGTGAAGGTGGTAGTGATATAGAAAATGATCCAGACGATGTGTTTACTATCATCTGCTCTTTGTTTAATATTCCTGTGGCTGCTGTGACTACTGTCCATGGAGATATTTCACCTGCAGGACCTGTAGCTCCGACTCCGGATGCTCCCGGTGTTCCTGCAGCACCGCTTGCACCTTGTGAACCTGTTTGACCAGTGGCTCCACTGGATCCAATGTCTCCTGTTGGACCTGATGCTCCTCCAGTTGGACCTTGGATACCAGTTGCACCTTGAGAACCTGTTGCTCCTGTAGGACCATCAACACCTGTTGCGCCAATACCACTTGCGCCTTGAGAACCTGTTGCACCTGTTAAACCGATATCACCTTGGACACCAGTTGCACCTGTTAATCCTACACCTGTTGCACCTTGGAATCCTGTAGCACCACTTGCTCCTTGGATACCAGTTGCTCCTACACCTGATGCACCTTGGAATCCTGTGGCACCTGAAGCACCTTGGAATCCTGTAGCACCACTTGCACCTACTTCTAAAAATTTTACCCAATAAAGAGTTTCTGTAAGTGGGTTTTTATTTGTGCTTGCTTGGACTGCTGCATATGAACTTCCATCAGAACCTAATACGACATCATTTATTGAATATGATGTAACAGAACTCCAAGTTCCCCTTATAGTAAATCCGGTTATTACAGTCGTACTCTCATAGTATGAAGTATTTGTAACTACAGCACTGTTTGAAGATGCCTTAGCTTGGATATAATCACCTGCAGCCATATTAATTGGCTTAGGCCAAGTATAAGTCTTATATGCTCCAATTGGCTGGGTGGTGGCTAATTGATACGTAACATTGTCAGCCGTTGAATAAAACTGTAGATCAAAAGTAACTTGCGCCGCGGTATTATTTGTAAATGATAAACTATGCACAGCTGTCTGATTACCAACAGTGCCAGTATATAAAGTCTGATAAGACGTAGTTAAATTTTTATTTTTGGATAATAGTGCCATAGTTTATTTATGCGCCTAGGGTTTGGGGTATTTATTTTTGACATCATCTATAACGGCTTTCCATGCATCATACCCGCCATGGTATAATAGATCAAATTGGTCTGCGAATGATGGATATTCTCTTTGTCTTAATCTTTGGTATTCATTATTAATATATTCATTTTGTAATCTTAATATTTCAACTTGAATCTCTTCTTTAGATGGAATAGTTGTAGTGTTTTCTTCTCTCCAAACTATGCCTTCATATGTATCACCATTTAGTTCCCAACTAGAACCCGGTCTAAGATTAATTAATGCTTGAGTTATACTCATTGGGCTATCTCCATTAATGTAATAGTAGAAATTGGTTGACCATAATAATCTGCGTCATTATTATCAGTGTACACGTTATAATTAACTCCAATAGCATACGTAGAATATCCACTTAGAGAAACTCCATATGTTGTTGCAGATGTAGTAGCTGGGCTATCTAAAAATTGATATGCTGCAGGTAACCAGTTATATCCAGATGTACTACCACTATATGTATGAACTGCAAATGAACAACGAGTTCTTAAACCTCTGGCAGCTCCCCATGATTCAGTTATATCTGCGGCGTTTCTTGTTAACCTTCCTTGAACTTCCCAATAACCTGAACTACAATGCATATTAAGCATGACCAATATCTTACTAGTAGAATACTTTGGTGTTATAGTTGCAGTAAACCCTGTTACTGGATAAAATGTAGTACCATTAGCTGGTGCTGTGCCCCATGTTGTATTAAATACAGTTTGAACCACTTGAACTACACTTCCAGGTTCTATTCCAAGTATTGGATCTGGCCCGAATACCAGGCCCATCGCCACAGGATCTTCAATATTGTTTACTGTATTTTCAATAGTAGTTACTTGGCCAGCTATCTGCGTAAAATTCTCGTCAAGATCCTCGAGTCGAACTACTCCAGTCTTGTCAGCAAAGGTATTTGGTATGATTATTGTCATAAGTAAAGGTTACTATTTTCCCAGTCTATTACTGCTACTACTTGGTTTACCCACGGTAATTTATCAGTATTAATATTTATCCATTCAACTAAGATATTTTGTTGGTATGAAGTTAAATCAGTATATTTAATCAATTGGTTACGCCCAGGAGTCCAATCATTATCTACATTGATAGTATAAACTTTAGTGTTTCCATTCGCTGTAGCAGTATAGCTATAAACTATTCTAGATCTAGTATCTGCTTTATAATGATATAGTTCAGATAGACTCTCACCAGCAATAGCATAAGCTATATCTTGCCATTTATCTACCATCACAAACTGATCATCAACAGTCCTATAGTAGATCTCATTATCAAAAGAATCACTATAGTACCCGCTTATAGTGTTCCCTAATATGTTTATAGTACTATTAGGCATAGTAGTAGTTATCGTAACTGGATAAGAGGTACTAGTGCCTCCACCAATTCCAGTTGCTCCAGTAATTTCTACATATGTTATAGTATGACTTAAATTTTTAAGTTCATTTAATGTATTTAATGTTGATAATTCTGGTATGAATGGCATTATGCTATCAGCGTAAACTGCCCGGTACCACCAACTTTACTATGATCTCTCATCGTAAACGCCATCTGTCTATTAGCTGTATACTTAAATGACACATGGATCCATACAGTATTAGCTCCAGAATATTCTAATATTAACTGATCATACGGTATTAATTGTTGTATAGTTTGGATTGCATCATAATGTTTCTGTCTGCTAAATCCTGGGATTACAATGTCTGCAGCTTGACCTAGGTAATGTTGTGATGTCTTGCTAGATGCAGCCACATCGTTAGGTCTTCTAAATCCTGAAGTAATGATCATACTTGGATATAATCCGATAATAGGCTCTAAACAATTCTCAGCAAGACCTTTAAGGTTACACACGATCTCTTGTGCAGTTAAACCTTGTTGATTAACTGGCATACGTGTGCCGTTCTTAGTCAATGCGCCAAGAGTAAAGTGTGTTGATAGCTGTAAGTCTGCAGTAAATTTATTCATACCATTAATTAAGTTACAGCTTTGTGGTAATGGTATTACGTTATTAGGACTTGCTGTCGCTGATCCTTGTGCTGTACCAAAATCTTTCTCGTCAGCTCTTAATGTACCATCACTAATTTGTTTAGCAGTATAAGCAGTAGCATCACCTTCTTCTGGAGTCTCATAATGTGCAGCGGCCTCTGCTCCACGCGTTATCACTACTAAGTCTGTAAACTCTGGCAATTCTGGAGTAGCCACAGAAAGTGTATCTAATCCAGAACCAGATGCATCTCCAGCAGTTCCACTATTCATGTCTACGCGCACAGCATCAACATTAAATGTCGCTCCAGCTTTAAAGCTTTGTGCGGCAGAAGATTGTACATTAACACTATTGGCCGATTTTATATTCATTGGACCAGTATGTGTTTCTAAGTTAATACCTGAAGCTTTTAAGTTGTATGTGCCTGCTACATCAACATTCATGTTTCCAGTAACTTTCATGTTAACATTACCAACTACTTCAAGGTTCATAGCATTATTAACTTTAACATTATGGTCACCGTCTATAGTGACGTCCATAGTACCTTTGATGTATACATGACCGTTTCTTTCAAGTATCTCATAGTTATCTCCAACTATTCTGTTTACTTGAGTACCGTTAGCATCAATTTCAGTGAATGTACCAGACTTATGATATATGTGCACCCGTTCAGAGTATTGTGTATCATCAAATTCCATGATATGACCAGACTCTGTCATGAATACATGATTATATGGATATGAAGCGTTGTAAGGTATGTGTGCTTGGTCCCATGTTTTACCACCTGCAGTTAACACAGCTTTCTCTCTTGCTAATTCTTTCTTATAGACTATGGTCTTCTTGATGTCTTCGTGTCTAGCTAACTTGTTTGTGTCTGGTTCATTTAGATATAATGGATACTTACCTTTAGGATCTTTAAATCCTAGTACTACAGCAGCACCACCGTTATTAAGTCCTGTACTAGTATTAGACGAATCAACAGGAGCATTGACTCCTTGTACTGGAGTTAGATCTCCTGAAATACTAGGTATACCATCTTTTAAGAATAGATCTTTTTCTGCAGACCTACGTTTAGTAAGTCCAGCTAATACTACTCCACCGGCTTTATTATAGTCTAAGAATGATGTTGCGGTGTCTAGATACTTTGTAGTGTTTAGTTCTTTTAATAGTGTAGACTTACTTAAATTACCAGAACCTAGGTTATATGTAAAACAACATAATGCATCATACATCGATTGTGTGATGGGAGCTTTGACTTTTGTGTTTATTATAGGAGATACATTATTTTGTATATGAGTTAACAAATACTCATCAGCTTGTGCCTGAGTAATAGTTTGGCCTTCATATACTGCAGCCCCATTAATAGTTGTAGTACCATATCCTATAGTCCATATACCAACAGAGTCTTGATATGCATTTAATCTTAATCCTTCATATTGTTTGATTAAGTTTATAGCATCTGAAGATGGGGTATATTTACTAGCAAGATTTAACCCAACATCTTCTTCTGCTGGTGTTGAGGAAGTATTAGTTGTAGTATCACCATTAGCATCTGTAGTAGTTTGACCATCTGAACCCGCGAGCATACCATCTTCTTTGAGGATCAGCTGATCATTATCTTGATCTATGGTACCTTGTGCTTGTGGTATACCGCCGATTGTACCTAAGATGATAGGCTGTTGTTCATCATCGTCTCTGAACATGACAACGACCCATGAACCTTCAACTGGACCTAACGGAGTATGACCTATACCTGAAATTCCAGCAGAGGTAAGTGGCTGCATAGGATATGCCCATGGTAAGTCCTCGGTCTTTAACTGAGTCTTATCACTATTGTGTAGACCTACCACACGAACCTGGCATCTACCAAGTTTTAATGGATCTTGTCTATTCTCACAACAACCTGTGTATAATTTAGTCATGATTTCTTATAGCCCTTTTTATAGTGCTAGATGAATATTTTCCATTATAAAAATTAAATATTTCTGTTCTAGTCATGCCATTTTTAAATAATTCATAAATTTGTTTTAGTTCAATATCTGTAAATTTTGAACTAGGATGTTTTTCTCTTTCTATACCAAACATAGGATTATTTTTACCACTAAACTGTTTAGATTGTGCTAATTTAAATTCAACACTTCGTTTTTTACCGTAATTAGGACTATCTTTTCCATATTTTCCATAATTAGGATTGTTTTTTCCTGATTTATCATATATGATTATTGTACCTTTTCTTTTAATAGACCACTTTTTCTTAGTTTCTTCTGTATGTTTTTTTCCATAAAATGAATTAAATACTCCACTTTGATTAGTTTTTTCTAATGGCTCTAATTCAGACTCATCTAAAATAAATGTTTTTAATGACCCAAATATTTCTTTAAATTCTAAATTATGCATTACTTGCCACCTTTATCTAAATCTACTATAAATGAATCCTTCATTAATTCCATATGACACTGATGCTTCTCTCTATTAATAAAATGATTGATACCAGATATTAAGTAATTACCTGAAAACATATTATCTACCGTATCTTCTGGTGAATTTGTGCCTTCTATAGGGTTAAACTTATTAAGTTTGACCCGTACCTTTTGCCCAACAGTATAGTCTGTACGACCAGGAACTACTATCTGTATCTTAGTTGCTTCTGCTTGTCTTAATTGCGACATGCGTTTTTGAATAGTCTTAGAATTGGTGACATCACCAAAATTATTAAAATTTGCATGGTACTTAGGATAAATAAATCCCATAGCATTAAATCTTCTTATTGACTTATTTGATGCAGATGCAAATTCATTTAAATGGGAGTTTTTAGCAAAGTCCTCTAGCATATCAAACGTCTTAACTACGTACTTCTTAGTGACTAAGTCGTAGTTTGTCATCTTATTTGCATACATGCCAGACCTAACTTTATCCATATAATCAAATACTTCAGGTATGGTTATATCTATGATTCGTTGGTATTCTTTCTCAACATTTCTGTATGTTCTACCATCTGCAGTAAAATCTCTCATGTAATTATCTTGTACAAATTCTTGTACTAGATCACCTTTGTATAAGTAGTCTAATGATACAAAATTAAGACCTAATCTATTTTCAAAGAATAGATAGTTAGCAGATCCATCTCTATTTGAAGCAGTCTCTGCTGTATAATTAAGACTCTTTACTGGTGGCCAATAATTTGCTACAAACTTAACGCCATTAGGTGTTTCTTCAATGATAGTAGCCTTCTTAGATTCTAATCCGTCAGTGCCAGTAATAATAGCTCTTGCTATGTCTGAGCACTTTCCAGTATAAGCTTTACTTGTGGCTTTATTAAGGTCTACGATAGCTTCTCGCGATATGAAATGTAATTCGTATATAGCATTTCTATCACCCTTGGCTATTCTATTTGTCATCTTATAGATATAGAATTGATCATTTATCGTTTTGTCTTTGCCTTCAAACGATGGGGTGTGTATCTTGATGTTAACAAACTCTTCACCCACAAAAGGAAATAAGTTTGTAAGGTCCAATGAATCTTTTAATGCTAAGACTCCTGACATGAATGGAGACCATAGATCTTCATATAGTTCGAGAGCTACTACTTGATTGGTTACATCTTGACCAAATCCATTTGATGATATGATACTAATTTCATCGAACGAGACGTCTCCTGCGAAACGTATGGCTTCATTATAAGCTGGCATTATATAATATCTTTAAAGTTTTTGAGGATAGTATTTAGTAATGATGGAGAGATTAGTTTGATCCTACGCTTTGATTCATTTACAGATATTTCATAATCATAATTGGACACTGATGTAGCTCCTGCTTGACTAGAATCTACTATGAATCCATTTGCATTTACATAATGATGAATGTCATACTCATTACCAACTCCATACTTATTGGTTATATGTTTTTCTAGTTCATAACTTGGTAATGGAAAATCATCTATATAGTTATACTTCTCATTACACAACATGACTACCCAATGATACAAAGAAGTACCATATACTTTTTCTGATATGATCTCTGGTGTTTCACCGTCTCGTATATCATACTCATCATATAAAGTTACGCTAGATAATATCTCTTTACGAATGCGAACGTTTTGCGAGATATCTTTAACTAACTTATATTCAATCTTACCATTGATCTTAAAATCATACAAAAATGTAGGGAAGTTTTCGAAGTACATTATAGTCTATCCTGTATTTTTTCTTTAGTAAGAGTAGCAAGCTCTTTAAAGGTTAATGTTACATTAATTTGTGTTGGCATGCCATTTGCAAATGCAGTAAACTGTCCATTTGGAGAATAGTTAACTACCATGTCTGTGAGTACACACGATGTGTGCCTGTTTACATTCATGTTCTCTTGACCATTATTATAATAGAATATATCAAACTCTGATGGATATATGTATAAGAAGTTATTCGCATCTTTAAACTCTGGATGCATATGATATTTGAATTCATATATGATGTTTAATACGTTCTCTGCTTCTTTAGCGTCCCTTGGATAGAATTGATAATCAAACGTAAAATTTCTAAAGTTAACATGTTTAAATACTTGTTCTTTTCTAGGATTAGGCGCAAGACCAGTAATCTTAGAGATTCCTCCGGTACCAGGCAATTTAAGACCTTGTGATAATACTGCAGCTGTTATAGAATTAATTGCCCCGTCTCCAGCCACATTACTGCCACCTTTTTGTTTTCCTGCTTCTGCAAGAGCTGCAGTACCACCAGCCGCGGCAAGGCCCATGGCATAGACGTCCATATCTTCTTCGTCATAGTTAACACTATATGTAGTAGACATATTGTTTGGAGTGTGCAGCGCTATAGCTGTTGCTAATCTTTTCTTTGCTCCAGAAAATGTCGATGCAACAGTTTTTAAAGCTCCAGCTCCTACAGCAGCTACACCAGCGGTGCCATATGCAGCTTTAGATATCCCAGTGGATGTATATCCATTAAGAGTGGTAGTTGTTGTAGCACCTCCGCCAAGTATTAATCCTCCAAGTGCTACACCGGCCGGAGCAGCAATTGCCCCAGCTACACCAGTACCATACTTATTAGATAAAGCTGTTAAATCACCATTATCTCTTGGAGTATTATCTTCTACAGTTTGTGTACTTGGATCTTTAAGAAGTTTAGAATCAACTGCTACATTGATATAGAATATGACATAGTTACCACCATACTCTCCTACTGGACCCATTAAATCTGAAGGATATGAATGTTGTGATATCTTATACTTATCGGCGTCAAACTCAACTGGCCCACCTCTACCTTTATAGAGAGTGCTTCCGGAATAGTCACCTACTTGAGCCGCGGTCTCTTTAATATTCTTAACGGGATCGCCGAAGTTTCTTCCAAATAATTTTAATTCTGGCATGGTGCATTCCTAAACGTTTATTGATTATTTATATCACCCACAGGACAATAAATAGACATATGTTTCATAAACGCAAATATAAACCAATGTTCCCCGAGAAGTATGAGGGGGATCCTACCAACATAATCATGAGATCCAGTTGGGAGACCCGCTTTGCCTCATGGTGTGATAAGAACCCATCTATATTAAAATGGTGTTCTGAGGAGACTGTGGTCCCATATAGATGTCCTACGGATAACAGACTGCATAGATACTTCATAGACTTTAAGATTCGTGTCAAGACCCGAGATAACCAGACAAAGACATATTTAGTTGAGGTTAAACCTGCTAAACAAACCCAACCACCAGAGTATCCAGGTCGTAGGACTAAACACTATATTACAGAATCATTGTCTTTTATTAAGAATCAGGCTAAGTGGAAAGCAGCTACAGAATATTGTAAAGACAGAGGATATGAGTTTGTTATCATTACAGAAAATGAATTAGGCTTGAATTAGGATATAAATAGTACATGGCTCAGAAATTAAAAGACGTATTTAAACAGAATCCATATGAACTAAAGCAAGCAGCGTTTAGATCAAGGGCATGGTTTCAACAACAGGCTATCTTACTTGGTAGACAGAATATTACCCGTGAAAAGGTAATGAATTCAAATCCAAAACAAGTAAAAGCTCAAGTAGTTCCAGGTAGTTTGTACATGTTCTTTTATGATCCTAAGCATAAAGATACCTTACCATACTACGATAAGTTTCCATTGGTATTCCCATTCAAGAGGGTTGCTGGAGGGTTTATGGGATTAAATATGCATTACATCCCATATCAAATGCGAGTTATGTTATTGCAAAGATTAATGGATTTTGCTACAGATTCGACCTTGACTGAAAATACACGTCTTAAACTCTCTTGGAAACTTATAGGTGGGGTGTCTAAGTTTAAATGGGCACAACCGTGTGTTAAACACTACTTAAATGATCATGTTAGATCTACATTTAGGAAGATAGATGCTCCAGATTGGACTACGGCTATGCTATTGCCAGTAGAACAATTTGTAGGAGCACAAAAAGTAAAAGTCTGGAAAGACTCGATAGGATAATAATGGCAACATTAAACGAATTCATTGCAACTGTAGCTGGAGAGGGATTAATGCGAACTTCCAGGTTCGCTGTCATGTTCACAATACCTAATGCTATAGTTGAAGGCAAATATACAAGAGATCTAAGAAAAGTTCTACTGTATTGTGATAATGTAAATTTACCAGGTATTACACTAGAAACTACTGCGGCGAAAACTTTTGGCGAATCTCGAGAGATGCCACACAATAAATTATTTGATACAATCAATATGGGTTTCTATGTCGACAATTCCATGTCAGTCAAATTATTATTTGATAATTGGATGGGTGCAATACAAGATCCAGTGACAAGAACGTTTAGTTATTATAGAGATTATACCACAGATATTGTAATAGATGTATTTGATGTTGCAGATAAGAGTCGCTATCAAGTTACATTATATCAGTGTTATCCTAAAGCTATAAATCCAGTGCAAATGGATTACGGAAATAAAGAAGTGATGAAGATGGTTGTTGCTATGAACTATAAGTATTGGATATCTAGCGCTACTACTAATACTTATGGAGGCAACCTCGGTTCTGGTGGAGCATTCTCTAATTCACAAGATTCTCTTAATGAATATTTAGGTGATACGGCAGAAATACCTGATACTTACTATACAAATTTTAATCAATATCAAACCGGATATAACTCATTTGAGCAAGGTAGGGCTTCATTATTCTCAGCAGAAACCGCTTCGGTTGGTCAAGGAAGCATAAGAACATAAGGAAAATAAGATGTCAGAAATTAAAAGAGGTGTAAGTGATAACGCTTACCAACATTTACAAGAAGCAGATACAAATGGCGACGGTTACGTAAGTAGCCAAGAGTTAGCCATGTATCTAGAGTTTAAACGCAGAGAGCTTGAAGATCAAGACGCTCAACGAGATGCTATGCGTAAGATGACATGGTTCGCTCTATGGGGTATGTTACTCTATCCAGTAACTATCGTTATCGCTTCATGGTTAGACGTAGATGATGCAGCGACGATCATAGGAAATATTGCTCCTACATATTTTGTTGCTATCTCAGCTTTGGTAGCAGCTTTCTTTGGTGCTAATGCATACTCAGCTTCAAAAAAGTCTGAGGCGCCACAGGCGCCACCAATGATGCCTATGCCAATGCCGCCTAGAGCATCTAGATCAGAGCCAACACCTCCTGCACCACCAAGTGTAGAGGATTATAGTGAACCAGAAACACCAGCTGCTCCTGCAGGTAGAGCAACACCAACACGTAAGATTATGTAACATAAAGGTATATTATGAAGTCTGATGAAAATTTATCAAAGATATTTGATGTAGAACCTCTTAAACAGGGTGAAGTTGCAAGCACGGGACAAGAGATTGTCCCAGCTTCTAATAAGGTAGAAGAGAACGTCAACTATGACTATGATTCTGCTAGAAATAATCTACACAAACTATTGAATCAAGGACAGGATGCATTGTATCATGCGCTAGAGATAGCCAAACAATCTGAGCATCCGAGAGCATTTGAAGTAGTAGGTAACTTAATGAAACAACTAGCAGACACTAATGAACAGCTACTAGCATTGAGTGAACGTAAACAGAAGTTGGATACTCCTAAAGCTAACGCTGAAGGCCAACCAAATAAACAAGTCACTAATAATAACGCAATATTTGTGGGATCTACAAGTGAATTGAGCAAGATGATTAAAGATATGAATAAAGGAGAATAGTATGGCATTACCAAAGATGAATGCACCATTATATAACGTGACGATCCCTTCAAGTAAGAAGGAAGTAAAGTTTAGACCGTTCCTAGTTAAAGAAGAGAAGTCTTTATTACTAGCACAACAGTCAGAAGACCCTAAGGTCATGATAAACACACTTAAGTCTATTATTGAAAACTGTATAGTAGATAATGTTGATGTTGATAAGTTAGCTACGTTTGACTATGAGTATTTGTTTACACAGATACGAGCAAAGTCTGTAGGTGAGATAGTAGAGTTATTATTCTTATGTGATACATGTGATGATGATAAAGCTAAAGCTCAAGTTAACCTTGATATCTCTAAGTTTGCAGTTGAGTTCCCAGAAGGACATGATAATAAGATATCTTTATTTGATGATGTAGGTATCGTCATGAATAATCCAACCCTTTCTACTTTAGATAAGTTAGAAAAGATAAAAGAGGGTGATGTTAATAGTATATTTGACGTAGTAGCTGATTGTATGGAATCAGTCTATACAACAGAAGAAGTATTTAATACTAAAGATCAAACTAAACAAGAAGTCATTGACTTCCTTGAGAATTTAACTCAAGAGCAATTTAAGAAGATTGAAAACTTCTTCTTAACTATGCCTAAGCTGCAGCAGACAGTTGAATATGATTGTCCTGTATGTAATAAGCATCATGTTAAGATGATGGAGGGTCTGGCAAGTTTTTTTTAATTAATCTCAGTCACGAGAGCTTAGCCAACTATTATAAGATGAACTTCGCTCTCATGCAATACCATAAGTATTCGTTGACTGAGATTGAAGAGATGTTCCCATTTGAACGTGAAATTTATGTAGCTATGTTAGTTAAGCATTTAGAAGAAGAAAAACAAAAACTGGAAAGTAGGTAATGGCAAAAGATCCTGGATTAAGCTTTAAGACAGAGCAAGACTTTCAAAAAAGTATGGGTACTACTATGAACCCTAAAGCTTTTCAACAAGTCGTACAACAGTTACGTACTAACAATCTATCTGCAAAAAGCATATCTGCTGATAACATAAGTGCTAAGACTCTTGCTGAACCAGTCGTTAAAGATTCTAAGGAAATTCAATCTAAACAAGAAGAAAGAAAGAGCGGACAACATCTATTAGAGTCTAATAAGAAGTTAACTACAAACATAGAGAAGTTAACAAAGACTATATCTGATTCTGTATTAGGTAAAAATAAAGTAAAAGCTAATAGAGCTGAAGAGATTGCTGGTAAGCAGAAGCTTGACTATAGAGGTATAGGACAGCAATTTAAAGAAAAGATAATGGGTCGTGGCGGTGATAAGTGGGATAGAGAATCATTAAAATATAAATTTGGTTCTGTGCGTGGTATAATGGGAACTCTTGGTCTACGTGGATTACCTGGCTTCGATAATGCCATGGCTAAACGTGAAGAGATTAAACAGACTGCTACTCGCATGACAGAAGCAAATGCTGGGATGGAAAACCTCAAACCATTTGCTGTAAAAAATGCTGATGATAGTATTAATAAAAAAGCTTCTCAAAGGAATGTTGAGAAGTACTATGAAAAACGCGGTATAAAAGTACAAGCCGCAAAAGCTAACCTACAGGATGAAGTATATAATAGAAATAAATTTAGAGAAGCTGGTATATCGGATGAAGAATTTAATAGAACCACTGGAGGAAAAATACAGAATAAGAAGCTTGCAGAAGCTGGACAAGCATTAATTGATGTAGACCCAACTATGCAAGGTGAAAAGAAGGGCGCTATTCAATTTGCTGGTCCTGATGACCTAAACGTATCAGAAGAAGAATCATCTCAACTAGAAGCTATACAGAGCATATCTAGGCCTACAGAAGAACTAATCAATATCACCAAAATTGAGAATGAACGTAAAACAAAAGCTGATGCAGATCTGTTAGCAGCGATTACTAATATGAAAGCTGCAGAAGGCGGCGGGGCGTTAAGCGGTGTTGCAGATGCTGCTTCAAATCTTTTAGGTGGAAAAGGTAAAGCTGTTGGTCGCGGAGCTGCACTTAAAGGAGCTGCACTTAAAGGAGCTGCAAAGGGTGTAGGAAAATTTGGTAAACTTGGTGCTTTTGCAGCTAAGAATTCAAAGATGCTTAAGATCGGTGGAGGAGTATTAGCTGGAGGTATAGCTGCTTATGAAGGATATTCTGATTATAAAGACGCTGATGAAGCAGAAGCCCGTGGAGAGATTACGCAAGATGAAGCTGACATCAAAAAGACTGGTGCAGTTACAGGGGCTGCTGGAGGTTTAGGTGGTGCACTAGGTGGAGCCGCTCTTGGTACTATGATCATGCCAGGTGTAGGTACGGTTATTGGTGGTGCAATAGGTGGTCTTGCAGGTAGTAAAGTCGGTAAAGGTATCGGTGAATGGGGTTCTAAGACATATAAAAGTTTAACTGGTAGTGGTGATAAGACTATTGAAGGCAAAGTAACCCAAGAAGAAATAGACGCAGTCAAGTATGGCGATATGATTGATGATGAAGAAGGAGCAATAACTGATACACAAGCTATGAAATCTAAATATTATAAGCCAAAAAGCGGTTCACAATCATCTAAAGATATTGCAATAGATAAAGCTAAGATGAGGATTGCAGCTGATCGTCAAAATGCCAATCAAGTCGCAGCCCAATCTTCAGAAAATGCTATAGCTAAGACTCCAACTAATTCACAGCCATCTAACACTATAGTTAATGCACCTACTACCGTAAGTAAACAAACACAGAATACTGCAGTAAATGTCCCAGTCAGGGATCAAGACCATTCAATAAGAAAATACTATAACTCCAGATTTGCAACATAAAAAAGGGGCTTTCGCCCCTTTTGTTTTACTTGGTATTACTTATAAACGCGTTCAGCTTTTCAGCTTTAGCTATGATATCATCTTCGTTTGGAAAATCAGGTACATCAAGTTTTTCACTAAATACCTGACCATTCCTCTCAGCTATTTGAAACTTAGTCTCATACTCTGTTTGAGCCTTATCTTTATTAGCATACCAATTGCTCATAAAAAGATCTTGCGCCATCTTAAGTACTTCTAATCTAATTTCAAATGGTGTTTTATTAGCCATTTTATTTCTCCTTTGTGTGTTGTGTGTAAAATAGGGTTTTTAAAGGTACTCCCCAAACCTTAGGATTACGCTTCGTCAGCTATCTTTTGAAAGAATGACATAACGTCGTCATCATCTTCATTGATCTCTGGCGCTTTAGCAGCTGGAGCTGCAGCATAAGTTGGAGATGGAGCCGATGTGAATGATGGTGGAGCTGCAACTGGAAGTGGCTCGTTAGTGAGCTGTTCAGCTGTAGGTACTTGTCCATCACCACTTAATACTGAATCCAACTTAGTCTTAAGTTCTTCATAGCTCTTAAAGTTTTTAGCTTCAAGGAACTCACCAAGTTTAACTTGCTTGTTAGCAATAGTTACGATAGCTTCATCGCTTGGAGCAACTGGAGTTGATTCAGCAAATGCTGATTGGTCATAGTTAGGATAACCTTCTACCGTACGCATACGGATCTTGAAGTTTGCACCTTCCCATAAGTCAAATACATTAACTGGTTTCTCATCTTCAAATGTGGGGCGAGCCTTATTCATGATCATATCAAAGATCTTCTTACCATACTTGAATAGCATTACTTTGCCTTCATTTTCTGGGTGTTTAGGATCTGATACAATTAAGACATTAGAGATGAAGTGCAATCTACGTTTTTGTAGACGCGCGATCTCTTTATTAGCATCTGAACCAGAGTTCCATAGTTTTGTATTGAGTTCACCGACTGGGTCATTTTGACCTAGTGTTGTAAGTGAGTTCTCAATGTACCATTTACCTGTTGGTCCTTTAAAGCCATGAGAGAAGATCTTTACCCATGGAAGTTCATCACCTTCTACGCGTGGTAAGAAGCGAATGACTGCTGTAGCATTACCAGCTTTATCTCGTTCCATCTTCCAGAAACGATCATCTTCATATGAGTTTGATTGTTGTGGGTTTGCGACTTTTTCGAATGCTGATGCGATTGCACCGAAGTCTTGATTGCGCGAAGCGCGGAGTGTATTAATGTCCATCGTATTTTCCTTATATTTTTAATATTAATGTGTATAGAGTATAACTTCTACTCATATTTATTTATACAATCCACATCAAAAGATTGTAATAAATTCGTTAAAAATTGGTTTAATTTTTTCTTGTTCATACTTAACAAAACCTTTAAGCTTTTCTATCCTTCTTATATCAGACTCTAGTATAAGCATACCTGATGGGTTCTGCTTCCACTTAGGTATAAAGTCTAACAAGTCATTAAGTATAGATATGGACTCAATGGCTATCTTTTTTCCTAAGTATAGTTTAATTATACTCGGATATTCATTTAAAGTAAAATTAATTATTTGGTCGAGGGATAGTGCATTCTTCTGAGACTCTAGTTCAATAGTATTAAGATCATCCTTAAATATACGACTAATACTTTGCTTTCTCTTTTGCCATTCGAGGTAATACTCATTAGCTTCTTCTATGGCAAATATCATGTTGTCATGACCATATGCAAAGTTTGCCGCAAGGAATTGGATTAAGTCCTTGTCTGTATCAAACTTCCTAGCTAGCTTCTCAAATATATGCCTATCATTTCGGGAATTAAAGTTTTCATATGAGTACTTGATGTTGCCTTTGTTTTCAAATACGTTGTACTTATCATTATTGAAATGCAGTTTAAGCGCTAAGTAATATCTAAACGCCTTAAATCCCGTCATATATCAAGCGTTCCTTTCTTGGGTAGATAGTTAGCTTCGATCATATTCATCTCAATTTTTTGCTTTAAGTTCTTATTGATTAGTTTACTGATGTCTTCAGGATCTATAAAGTTCTTTTCACAATATAATAAGACTGCATCCATGTGTGAGATTCGTTTATCAACGACAACCTCTTCAATGTATAAGGCAAACTCATTTGTAGTCTTAAATATCTTACCTTCCATTATAACATGCCTAAGTAATAGTCAGACATCTTAAGATTATGCTTGATGTTCTCATATGCTTTATACTTATCATTATAAGCTTTCCATACTGGAGCTGTCTTATCTGTAGTAGCATTAAGCTGGTCATCAAACACTTCAAGGTATTCCTCAAAGAATGCATCAAGTTCTTTTAGGCTCTTTTCTAATTCGCCTTTTACTCTTACAAGTTCTGTTTTATTGCCTGTAGTGTAACTATGATTTATATGTTGAGCCACGTTCATTTCACTTTCCTTGATTAAAATTATATTATACCATACCAATGAATTAATGTACACAACTAATCGATAGCACCATCTTCTACTTTAACTTTGATCTTAGTCTTCTTAGCGGGCTTTGGCTTTGTTTCAACGATTTCGTTCGCCTTCTCAGCGACTTTCTTATCTTGTAATTGCACAGCTTCAAACCGCTTCTTAAGTCTAGGCTTGATCTCTTCTGCATTGAACCATAGTTCAAGACCATTTAATACCTTGTCCATCTCAGTTTTTGTCAAGAACCCTTCGTATGCATCAAGCATAAGCTTTTCACACTGCTTGATGGTAAAATCTGTGTGCGCCTTGACTGTTGGTGTATTACCTGACGAGCCAAATGACGCAGTATGGATCATCATGTAGGCTGTATCATACACATGGACAGCATGACAATACATAGCTATGAGTGATGCTGCAGAGTGTGTAGCACCCATAAGGAATGCTGTCACCTCTGCTTGTGAAGATAGGATACCTGAGATGATGGCTCCAGCCGTATCGAGGTGGCCACCATTTGAATTGATGTATAAGTGGATCTTATCATTAGGACTAGCATTAATAAGCACTGAGATTAGTTCTCTATACTTACTAGGCTCTTCGATCTCTGAATCTAAGAATACCTCATGTGTCCTATATGCAGACTCAATCGTATTGATATGGACATTATTAAGTAGTCCACCAAATATATTAGGGATATTTTCACTTGCACTTGTAGTCACGATTAGACCTTTCTTTTATAAAATATATGGTTCCCAATTACTGTTGTTACTCTTACATTCTGCCATCCTGGTGAAACTTGTTTAGTATGGAAGAATAAAGCTCCTTGTGTAACGTCTTCTATCTTTTTATAGTTTGTGTAAACATATAAAGCTATAGCTCTTGAGTTTGCAAACGCTTCTTTCTCATGCTTTGTATATCTATATGCTTCTGCTTTGATTCGTTTATAATCATCGCAGTACCAACTAAACTGGCATGTCTCTTCTGTCTTTTGGGTCATGGTACCACATATAGATTTAGGATATGCTCCAGAATATACTCTATTCAGTGTCACCATTGCTACTGCAATCTGACCTTTTGTTGATTCATATCCAGCTTCATAGTATATATTTTGCGCTAGACACTCTACTTGTTGTTTCTCCACCTTTGTTAATTTTTTAGGTGGTTCTATCTTTTCATGTAATTGTTGAGTATGTGCAATGTTAAAACTGCACAGATAACATATAGCCAATATTGCGGCGAAAGTTTTTCTCATGGGGATATTCTCCTTGCGATTAGTACTTAGCTTTTTATGCGCTTAGTAGTATTATACTTTAGTTGTTAATTAAAGTAAATTTAATTTTTTAAATTGTTGACGAAGATCAACTAGATTAAGAATGAAGCTGTTACGCTTCCCTTGGAAGATTTGTGGTTTGTCATGGTCTACTCCTATTAGTATTGTTAAGTTCGGAACTACGATACCTGTAAGTTCCTCAAACATAACCGAATATGCAGTTGCTTGTAAAAAATAATGTTGTATATTATTTATATCCTTGGATCTTTTAGAAGTCTTAAAATCGATTACTGATAGGACTCCATCAAACTCACCAATACAATCAACAGTTCCGGCTAACTCTAGTTTATCGGAATATAGCTTGCTCTCTAAAGCATGTATATTATCTATCTTATCTACAATCGGCTTCATGCTATTCCACATCTCTGTGTCAAACATATCAACCTCGACTGCTTCACCTAAGAGGAACGATTCACATAATGAGTGGATCCTTGTACCTCTACCTGATGCAGCTGTAGATATCTTGTTTGCTTCTTCCTCACCAACTCTCTTACGCCATGCAATGATAGCTTGTTTGGTCAGGTGTCCTGTTACTTGAGTAACCGAAGGATAGTTCTTACCAGAAGGTGTCTTATAGACTCGTCCTTCTGATAGATCTAATCTTTCAAGGACTGGAAAATCATGATGTATAAAGTTCTTCAATTATTTTTTATCTGCGTACTTCTTCTTAAGCGTAGGTTTTTTACGATTAGGATCTTTCTTAGGCTCTGCTGCAGGTTTCACTTCTTTAGCAGGCTTTGCGGCTTTCTTATCTGTAGGTTTTGCAACTTCTTTCTTTGCAGTAACTACAACTGGTTTTGTTTTAACTGGTTCAGCTGCAACTACATGTATAGCATATCCGATTAACCCAAATATTACTGCCATCGCTATTAATTGATTTTTATAATTCTTTAACATTTCCATTCCTTTCAATGAAATTAAACTTCACATCTGGATGATTCTTAATCATCTTATTCCAATTCGTTCTCCAATCCGGAGACATGTTCATGCTATCTGAGTCTAAGAAGTTTCTTGTATAACTCTTACTGACATTATTACTACGTATATCATTTGTAGTCATAGCATCAGCTCCGTATATATCTATGTCTTTGTATCCAAGTTCAATAGCTTTCATACATGCTAAGTTTCCGCTTGATAAACCCTTACGAGTCTTTTGTATGATACCTAAACACTTAAACAACGACGAAGCTCCTACTTCTTCAACATACTCCCATGCAGATTCGCTAAAGTATACACTACAGTCTATGAGTGATATATCTTTGACTAATACTTTAACCATCTGTGGGTCTAATATCACAGTGCAGTCAACCTTAGCCCATGGGATATTGCAACCTATGCGGTATGCATATTCTTTATTGGGATCGTAGGCTGACCGACTGGGACCATTACATAGTACCGCTACTTTCTTATTATACATCAGAACTTAATTAAAGTACAATTAAGCTTCGAGGACTTCGATTGCATGGTTATAATGTTTGATACGGTCTTCTAAACCAATATATCCACCATTGATAACCTTAGTCATTCCTTTGATGTCACCTGTATCAGCAAACCTATTGATTTTGTTTTTATTCCAAAACCAAAGAGCTGAATATAAGGAAGTTGGTACATCATCTGTCACGAGGTCAGGATCATTTATCACGGTTTCAGGATCTTCAAAGAAGTCTGTAGCAAACGCTTGATAGTTAGCCTTACCTGTTAGTTGAATTGGACCGCGTCCTCTGAACTTATAACCTTCACCGCTTGCAGTATCTCCGTTACCCATACGATTCGCATATATTACATTAGCGATCATTTCAGGTTTACGATGATATGGAGCAGCATCTCTACCAGCTGCAGCAAAGTACTTACCAAATAGTTTGTTCAATGCGTCAGCAGAGTAGTTTAAGTTTTCTTGTAGAGTCGTGAAGTCCGCAGATTCATGAGCACACTGAGCTACAAAAGCGGCAACGCGTTTTGCAGTAGTTACTTCAAATTGAGGTAACTGTATAGCCATCGCTTCATACCACACGTGAACGTTCTTATTACGCGTGAGGATCTTGCCTAGTTTTTGCTCAGTAAAATCGAATTCGAATGCCATTATTTTTTAGCCACTAATCCTGCTACTTTTGCCCATACTGCTTTTGCAAAAGATACAGCTGTGTCAACGATTAGTGTTGCTTTTTGTGGGTATTTTGCACCCAAATGAGCACCAACTAAAAATACGATAATGTTTGTTAACATGTGTTTCTCCTTTATTAACAGCTGAACTTATATTGCTATGGGGTTCAGCAAGGCCCATATTAAATATATTTACTGGTTTTATTTAGCTGACTGCCTGGTGTTTTCTCATGGATCCGTTGTAATACTTCTTTAAATCCATTGTCAGCTTTTCGAACACCTAATCGGACTGGGTCGATAAGAGCATTCATACCCAACATTGATTCGATATTAGGATTCTCTTTGAGATACTCTTCCTTAGCAGAGATACTCATGAACTTCTCAAACACCTCACCAGTGTCTTTGTTTCTAAAATCATATAGTGGCATAATGTTCTCCTGATGTTTTATTTATAAACCCAGGGACTGACCTTTTCTTCCAAGAGAACATTCTTTGCTTCTCGCCGTTATAATAGTTACGATATGACTGTACCCCATCACCAAATACTTTGTATTGATCTGGCATGGCAGGAGTCGGATCCGTAAATTCACCGATTGGTATATTCTTAGGTAATAAACTTAACGCATCTATTAAACCAATTTCTTGACACCTATGGATCTTTTCATAACGATAAGTGTATTCAGCAGATAGTTCACATAGTAAGTTGTGCAACCAACGATAGTTCTTATGCGTTTGTCTACACCATACCGCAGATGGATGATTGACATGTGTAGCACTATACAATACTTCGTTACGATCGTCAGATAATACCCAACGTTTTACATTGCGACCTGTAGCTGTCTTACCCATAGTTTGATCTCCGTCTAATATACGATGTGCAGTAGATAATAGTTGACAAGATTCTAATATCATCTTGACACAGTGTTTATCTACATGATATTGTGCGGCTATTGTAGGATTTTTATCTAAATAGAATATGTTCATGAAAATTTGACGAAACTTATTTTTTTAGAATTTGTAGCTTTAACTAAATCTACATCTTTATTATAAGATTTTAATATAGAAATAACTCTATTAGTTAGTTGTATATTAATTTGATTAGTGTCTGAATAAGTTATTGCATGAAAATGCAATATGCCTTCAATTTTTTTAGAACCTAATGCTACCATAGCACAAGCGCTCATACAGAATGAACCTTCTCTAACAACCCATGTGACATTTCCATGTTTATGTATTATCTCAGCAGTTCTAATAATATCATCTGCATATCCACCAAATGATTCTGCATAGATGAAAGTAGGTTTATTTTCAGTTTTATCTAAAGCATTTTTAATTTTATCATAACTATTTTTATCAAAATTTCCATTAATTAATATTGAATATGTGTCTTTATATTGTAGTGGGCCCATAACAGTAAATTGATACGGATCCATATAATCATTACTATCCACTGCAAATACAGAAGTGGATAGTAATAACAAAGATAATAATAGTTTATTCATATTATTTAATCTTATTGATACGATCTTTGTATTCTAAATAGACTAATGCAAATGCAGTCAAGAATACGACTAATCCCATAGCTATATTAGTACTTGTTGCATATGCTATGAAGCATAAGAAAAATACAAATAGTGTTATACTGCCTAAATAAATTCCGATTGATTTGATTGATTCAAATAATACTTTATAGTTCATAATTTTTCCTTTTCAAGTTCAAGTTTTGTATGGTCTACTGTTTCAGTCCATAAAAATCCTTCATCATCATAATACTTTACCTTGAATTTCCAATCAGGTAAAGGTTCAAATTCTATAACTTTTGCTTTATAGTTCTGGAGTTGAGAGTTTCGGGTTAAAATGTACATGATCTAATAGCCACCTTTTCATTTTGATTGCACCTTTGTCTTGTAGTGCGTAGGCTTCAATTTCCCACGGTTGTTTGCGATAGATGTATCTATGTTTGTCGTCCTCATACGTCAAGTATTTAATCTTAACGTTGTACTTCAACTGGCCAGATATGAATTGCCTGGCATGGACAAGCTCATGAGCTATCGTCTTACATAAGCTGGAAGTATTCTTTGCATTAAGTTCAATAAGGATGTCGTCATCATATTCTTGATCACAGTTACCTAACATCTCTTCGGACTTAAAGTTTTTAAATAAGAAAGTATACTTTGTGTGTTTAGCTTTCTTAGGGTATTTTTTTGATATGTCTTTGATTAAAGTCTTTTCGGCTGCTATACATTGCTTGACATATGTTGTTAACCTACGAGTCGATAATCTCTCTACTGCAGGGGTGCAGTAAACCGAGATCTTGTCGGACTTATAAAGTAATATTTGTCTTATCATACCTAATATACTACCACATCCTTTTATTAAAGTACATGCTAACATAACTTATTGATTATAAAGACAATTTAAAACACACCCAGACTCATGAACTGTCTGATATATAGCTTACTATCTATTTATGCAAATTTATGCTTTGGGCACTTCTGGTGCGATGAACCCGGCTTCCTCTACAAGTTTACGGGTGATCTTTTTATATAGCTTAGGAAGTTTCTGATCCTTGATAGCTATGATTAATTTAGCCTCAGACGGATGTACAGATTCCAATAATGATATGAATAGAGCTTCGCGTTTGATAGGCTTTAAGTCTTTTCTAAGGAATACATAGAAGCGTCTAAGCTCTTGCGTAAGGATAGCTGGACTCATACCAATGGGTGCCGCGTCTTGTCTATAAGGAGGTTCATCTTCAGGTAGAAGGAACTTCTTCTCAGGCATAAAAGCATATTCAAATACTATCCTAAGTGCTGCATTGCTTTTATACTTTGTTGATAATAACTTGGGATCTGTATTGATCTCTTCAAGTATCTCTGGTAAAAATGTTGTTGCCATTTTAAAAGTCCTCAATTTCGTCGAGTAATAATCGACATTGGTTTTTAATTAAGTATTCCATAACAGAATTCTTATCGCCCTTAGGCTTAGTATTCTCATAAGTATATATGATAATTTTAGCTAATGGTTCGGGTATAAAGTCAAAGTTAACTAATTGTTGATTACGTTGATAGTTTCTTTTCTCTTCATCGTTCTTACAAGCCTCGATACCTTTCTCAAAGAATTCAGATAGACGCTTAGAACTAAAAGGTTTCTGACGATCTCCAGATACAAACACATCGTCTCTTGATAAGATGTTTGGTATACCATCACCGCTATCACCTTTAACTATATGTTGGATAGTATACTCTTGAACTTCTTTATTGGTGCCTTCTACAAACTTACGTTGCATAGGTGACCACTGACGTACGTTCTTATTGCGCTGTAGTTGGATGAAGTCTTTATCAGATGATACTATTAATACCTTTTGAGGTTCAGGGAATAGACCATTTTGTTGTAATAAGTTTTCTTGTGTAAACTCTGTAAGCACCGCGATGATGTCATCAGCCTCAGCACCTTCATTAATAAGTACTTTATATGGGAAATAGTCGATTAAATCTTGTCTTAATTCAGAAAGAGTCTCGAATATAAACTTCCAATCAAGGTCTGACTTATCGCGATTAGCTTTACGATGTGCTTTATAATGTGGGAATACAGTCTTACGCCAATATGATGGTCCATCGCATGCTATGACGACCTCACCATACTCTTTATACTTCTTCTTATAAGATTTGATGGTTGCTAATGTCGTATGACGAATTAAGTTCTTAATCTCTTCAGGAGTTTGATTCTTTATATCCTTCTGAAAAGGTAAGATGTTACTTAATGCGATCTGGCTATAATCTAATATGATCATTAAAATGCACCTAATAAAATTGTTTCTTCATTGATACGACCATTTGGAGCTACAGGCTTTGTAGTCAAAGCTTTTGCTGCAGCATTTAATGGGCGCTTACCTATCTGTGTATCTTTAAAGAACTTCTCAGGATTCCTAAGAGTCCATGCCCAAGATTTAGCGATACTATAGTTGATGATTGTAGTACCTTTGACGGTTAAGCTATCAGAGTCGTCAGCTACATAAGCTACAAGCTTTCTATACTTTATATTATAGATCCACAATTCTTTAGCACCAACGATGTCTGCTGGATTAATAGATTTAAGATTTAATAGATCATGCTTAAACATATACTTAAGTTTCTTAACCACTAAAGCCGGAGATTTAACCTTAACAGCTCTCGGCTTCTTAACTGTAACTTGGTGTTGTGCGCAGTCATCTACGATAGATTGGATAGCAGCTCTAAACTTCTTAAGTTCCGTCTTAGTAAGGAATGAATAGCCTTCAGTAAGTTGCTCATCAATACCAGCCATAGCTTCATCGATCTCATCGACGTTAAGCTTATAGTAATCACCAATCTTTTTCGCCACCATACCTGATATATTATTAGATAATAGATGTGCTTTAGTATTAAAGTCCCATACTTTTGAATGCATAAACTTATCTATAGCATAGTCGATGTCTTCAGATGCGGTACGTGCTGCTTCTATGACTCGCTTCTCAATAGAGATGACTACAGCTTTAGGTTTGTCTTCAACCACTTCTGAGGTATTATATTGATGATAGATATCAACTGCTTTACGAAGCATGTTATCTATATCAATAGGCGATAGATAACCGCCATTCTTAAGTATTAAAGCTAATGATCCTAAGGATAATAGTTCATAGTCAGGCACTTTATCTTTAAGTACTTTGTACAAATCTTTAATATCCACGTCTTTATACTCTAATGGATCAAAGTATTCAACATACTCTTTACGAATAAAGTCTCTAAAAGCATTTGCTCTTATACTATTATCACTATTGATATTATAATACCCAAGCGCAGACATGAGAGATATCTTATAGTTATCTTGTGTTACCACAGGAGCACCGTCACCTCTGCCTTTAGCTAGAGCTTTTTCTTGCCATTCTTTGGTTGGTTTTTTAGTTTTCATATTGGCAGTATACCATAATTAATTATTAATGTACAATTATTCTGCTTCTTGGTTTGTAACTGTTTGATAAA